GAGCAGGGAATCGGCGACATCGAACCGATCAATCCCGTTCAGCAAGCAATCGCCCATTTTATCACGGAAAGAATGAGCAATCAGACAGAATCGGGGAATCCGGTCTTGGTCGAATTACCTCGTGGTGAGGGTGGGAAGTTTGCTTGATATTTTTTGCCAACCATAATTAACAACCGATTTCACCCGTTCGATCAATGGCCCGCCGGAAGAAAGCAAAACGCCGATCAAAGCCCGCCTTCAGCATCCTGAACGCAATCGAGGCTCTCGCCTACGGATCCTTGCTCACCGAAGGAATCGCGGGCACTTCGATCACGGGATTTATTTTCGGAGATAAGGATCTCGGAATGGTGAATGTCGCCGCCGCCGATTCTTGGAATACTTCGACTCACCTTGAACTTCAAGGCGCGGGTGAAATCTCCCTCGCTGACATTGTGAGCGAGCCTTCACTCGCAATAACGACCATGACCAACAATTTCCAAGCGAACATCCTCCCGATGGCATTAGCGGCTTTCGGCATTTCGATTACGTTCCGAGTGGGAAGACGGCTTTTGAGGCGTCCATTGGCATCCGTAAATCGCAACCTCATTACTCCGGCACTCGGAAAAGGCATCAGGATGTGAAATTGAATGGCGAATGTGAATACCTATGGAACCGTCAAGGATCGCCGCAATCGGATCGTTCCGCTCGCAAACGCGGCCACGACCGAATCAACACTCGACGAGGTAAAAACCGACTCGTCGATTGTGGGATCGAGCCAATCGCTCGGAACCTATGCGGATCAACTCGGCAACTTTCAAGTCGTGTCCGGTGGCATAAGTTTTGAAACCGATGCGACCTACAATTATATTCGCTCGGCGGGGATCATCAAAGGTGTTCTTCCGCAGGGATCGAATAAGGACGGCGGGACTTCACCACTACCCTCTGTTGTGCCCTATCCGTTCCGTTTAGCGTCCGGCGATCAACTGATGGTGATGTCGCAGCCGATCACATCGAGAGAGGCTTCTCTGACGGTCGCTTGCACCAACGGGGAATACCATGTCTTTTCGGTCACTCCGTCTTCTTCAAACGACTTCCACGAGTTTTTGTCGGTTCTCACTTCCAATGGAATCGGGGAAACATTACAGGGAAGATCTGTCGCGTGGTTCTATGCCTATTCCGGCAACAACGACGCCGAACTCACTTCGATGATTAACTTCCTAAATGGGTCGGGAGTATCAATCGGAACTTTGGGCTTCACCAACTCCGGCGGATCTCATGCTTGCGTCTTTCAACCGAGCGGCGGAATACCAATCGCGCTCAACACTCGCGTCGGGTTCTCAACGGACGGTTGATCGCGTGTCTATATCCAAGAGAGCGAAGGCTCGATTTGGGCTAATGAGCGCATCAGAGAAGGCCACAATCAAAAAAGCGGCCAAGACCCTTTTTGATGCTGAACTGATGGGCGCAAAGAGAGCGAAGGAGATTACTCGATGGGCCGAGAAGCGGTGATCGTGTGACTCACGCTCTCGGTCAATTCCTTGTTCAAGAGGCATCAATCCCCGCCGGTTCAGATCAGGCAAACCTATTCCGCGTATTCACGGCGGGAGAGAGTGCCGTTTCAATCCAATTCATGCAGTATTATGGAGGCGACTCAGGAGAGCAAATCCAGCTCTTTTTGGTGCCCGCAAACACGACCTTCCCGACCAAACCAAGCATCACCGCCGGAACGCTGGCGATCACCACCTTTGATCTGTTGAGAGGCGGCATTAGCACGGTAGATCATCCCGCCATCGTCAATTTAGAAGGACGGTTCTTCAGCACCATGATCCCCCCGTATTCATCGCTGGCGGTGAATATGAGCGCGGGCAATACAGCCGCGTGGGTTGTGACGGTTGGAGGCTTTGAGATCAATGCCTAAAGCGGCTGCAACTCAAGTCATAATTCACCGAATCGAACTCCAAGAAACAGAGCGAGATTTGCTAAAATCGGTCGTGGCCGCTTATTCCTTTAGGAATGTGACAAAGGGCGTTTTCAACCTGACTTCTGATGTGACAACGATTGTTGCGCTGCTGATTGTGATCGAGTGGCTCACCGGAAAGGAAGTCTTGACGGGTGCTTTGTTGGCAGCATTGGCTACGGGAGAGAATATCGGATCGTCACTCGCGGATATGTGGAACCAACACAGACAGACCGATGAGTATCGCGAGGCGTATGAAGGCCGAGCATCCTCGCTGACGGGCGGGATCTGGAACTTGGTTGAGAACCTGATCGGGATATTCTCAGGAGAGTCATTTTCAAGGTTTGAAGATCTGCAAACCAATCGCGGCCGCTGAACTGAAAAGTCGCCCATTGGAAGGTATGCTCAACGCATGAGAGCATCGAGGTTGGTCGTCATGGGTTCGGACGGGTGTTGAAGTGCTTAGGATCGCTCTATCGGCCTATTTCCCTGAATAGACGCTTGAGCAGCCCGACTTTCACTTTCGCGGCCTTGACCGGCTTTGCATTTCCCTTCAGATCGAGATCGCCGAGAGGCATGATGAAGCGGTTGTGATGCTCGGCTTCTTCTCTCAGCCAATCAAGGACGCCTTGTTCGAGAGTCAAGTGGAAAGTCCCGACTTCATCGCGTCGCCATAGGGACGGAATCAGACAGTCCTGATCAACGGTGTTTGCGCTGCCGAGAGCGCGAGCGTTCTTCACTTGGGTCACATGAGCATTCGCGGCAGCCAAAGCGTCGAGAGAGGGTGTCCCTGCGGGCCAGCACACGCGGCAGTAATGGGTTCGGGACGGATGGCAATACGGGTCACAATCCGCCCACTCGATCCGGCGGCCCATGTGATCGCCGCTCTCTTCTCGATAGTATAGGTGCAAACACTCCCGAACGAACTTGCTGAAGTTTTTGCCTTCTCGCTTCATCCGGTGTGCGAGTGCCTCAGTTTCTGGATCGAGGCTTATGCTCGTTATGTTGCTCATTCCACATCACCCCGCAATTCGTGAGTGATCCCGTTGAGCATGGTGGGGCATTGTTCAGATTGAGCCCTCGAGATCTGGCTCTCGATGCTTGGCCCCTTCGATAAATCAAACTCCCAATAGACGCCGCAGTATCGGCATGAAAACCTCATTGTTCATCACTTCCGGTCAAGGCCGGTTCTTCTTGATTGTCGTATTCATACATCCAGCAATCAAGACACGCTGCCATCCCATCGATGGCATACCATATGTTGAATCGGCCTTGCTTGGCGGGCTGCTGGCCGCCGACATCGGCGCGCTCGCCGCAGCCGCACAACGGCCAATCACGCGGCCTGCTGCCGACGCCGCTGACCGGCGTGATCGGTTTAACGGTTCGACCCAACGGGGGGAAGCAAGTGAAGAATCTAATATCACAATTCTGATGCATCAATAATCATCCTCCAGATCGTCATCGTCTTCCAACAACTCTTGAACCTCATCCCATCGCTCTCCCAATTTCACGAGTAGCGTCTTCTGATAGGCTTCACTCTCTTCGACGGCGTTCCATGCGTCGCGGTCGATCATCGGCTCGACTTCCTTCCTGATTAGATCCTGAATCACCGATGGCTTCAGCGCGTCCAACTCCCAAGCGCGATTCGTTCCGGTTGCGTCCTTGTATGATTGAAGGCGGCTGCTCGTCGTCTTGGCGAAGGATGGAGGCGGCTTGTATTGGTTGATCTGATCCATCGTCAGACCGAGCCTGCGGATCTCGACATCCGCGCCGAACTCTTCCAACATCTCGCCGACTTGTTGGGGCATATGTAGCCCCTCTGGATCATGGTCGCTGAAGTATAGGATGATGACCTTCTTCCCGTCGTCGATGGCTCGCTTGAACTTATCAGCCGACTTCTTGATCTCGCTGATCGAAGGGTAGCCCTTCGTTGCGAAGTAATTGAGGCGATATTCTGAGGCTGGCCCGCTGATCACATCGCTCAACGCATCCTTCTCAAGCCAAATCTCGACCAAGACCGATTGTGTTTCCCATCGGTCTTCCTTGTATCGATATTTGAGGAAGGCGGCGGCTTGACCGGCGTTGCGATAGCCGCCCGACCATCCTACGGTTGAGCGCGTCCGGTCTTGCATCAGATCCCAATCAACGAGCCCCGCCATTCGTGCGTTGCGGAGGATGTCGCCCAACTTCTTGTAATTCCTCATCGTGTTCTCGTGGAGATCTCTCGCCACGAACTGATAATGCAATTGGCGGAGGGTCATCTCTCCGTCGTATTCATCCATTATCTCGTTTGCTTGCGTGATCACTTTTGCGGTCTTGGCCGCGAATCGTCGTTCTTCGTATTGTTCCTTCGCCATGATTCTCAAGTCGAGCCGAAGCCGTTGCAGCATAAGAATGTATTATTTTAGCAAACAAGACTTGAATTGTATAATAAATAATGATTGATTGATCTATCTCTCTTCTCTCTCTCTCACAAAAGACGGTCAAGACCGGTTCAGGTTTGGTTAAGGGCCGCGAGCGGTTCGACATCCCTATGGAATGGATCGTGATAGGCTTTTTGATAGTGATAAACATGGGTTTGACGGTGTGGTTCGGCGTCAGAGCGGCGCAACTCTTCCATTCGGCTATCGCTGATCTGGACGGCAACATCGCGGCGGCTCTCAAGTCGCTGATCGAGCAGGGAATCGGCGACATCGAACCGATCAATCCCGTTCAGCAAGCAATCGCCCATTTTATCACGGAAAGAATGAGCAATCAGACAGAATCGGG